GATCTCTTTTCTTTGGTCTTCCTCTTAAATCCATTGGATCAACTATTTCATTAACTTGTTCTTTATGAATATCCATTCTAGTTCCTGATGGAGTCTTGACATAATTCTTTACTTTATAACCATGCTTCTTTGCAAAGTCTTGTCCATCTTTCTCTTTGTGATAACTCTTCATATGTAAGTGTAAATGTTTATCACCTGATTTTTTAATCATACTTGGAATCTTTTTAACACTCATACTTCCATCTGAGTGTGTTTGAGCATCACGATGCGCATCACTATGATTGATGGCTTCTGTCTTCATTGCTTTTTCTAAATCATCAGCCTGTTTAGCATGTGTATTTGATCCTTTTCTTAGTTTACCGATTAATTTTTTCACAAATGGCTTATCTTTACTATCTAGTTCTTCTCTTCTTGGAATTCTTCTTGTAGGCATCGATCTTGCGGAACCTCGGTGTGTTAATTTAATATCACCCTTAAGACCTTTTTTTCTGAGTTTTTTCATAGCATCTTCAGGAGTTGTAGCATGAACGTTACCGCTCATATCCTTATGACCAACTCTATAAACCTGCATTTGTTCTTTCTTAATAATTTCTTTATCAGTCTTAACCATTCTGATTCCGACTTTACCATCAGGTTTAATATATTTTTCTGGCTTTCTATCTGCACTATGTACAGCATCGTTCATCTTTGCAAATGCTGCCTTACGATTTGCATCAGTCTTAAATCCAGCATTTAAGTCATCTTTGGCTTTAGTAATAACTTTCTTGCGCATAAACTTACTTACGCCTCTTTTACCTTTTACTGGTACTTTTAAATTTGGAAGTTTCTTATCCGACTTCATTGATAGTTCATTAACTATGTCGAAAAAAGATTTTAATTGGGTCATATCAGTTCCTCCCTGGTTTGTCCCATCCTTTTAATATATCTGGTGAAAAGTTTGCGTATGAGAACTCCATACGGTCCACAATTTTCACTGCATCACCACCAAGTTTGTCAATAGCAACGTATCCTTCTTGACCTGTAGTCTTATAACCATTTCTTGTCTTTAAGAACGTTTTAGTACTATTTAACTTATTAAGTATATTTATAAGTTTTAACTTCGCTAGAACTATAACTTTTTGCATTTCAAACATCATCATTAAGCTAGTTTTATTTTGAGGTGAAAAGAATTTTAATAACTCATCAAGTTTCTTTTGTTGGCCTGCTTTGCCTCTTTCAGTCTTTCTTTTATCAATCTCTTTCTGATACTTCTGTTGTATGTATCGTATTAATTTTTCAACGTGGGTTTTGGTATTACCAATGACTTGACCTTTTCGTACATACGTATTATTAAACGTTTCAATAGTTTGAGCAAGGTCTTGATTAGCTTCGAGAGTACGTAAGGTAGTACCAGAAATTTTATTAAATATCCTGCCAGCGTTACTAAGATGTGCATTAACTTCCTCCGTATCTTTTTTTGTCATAGTGAATCGAGTCATGTCTCTTAACATTGCATCTTGTGACCAAACGTCTTTTGATCTAAAGTTAGAAGTATTAACACCGTAAGAGGCTTTCATATCCTCAAAGTTTCTACCAGTGTATGTAGTATGCCAAACAACACCGATCTTTGCAGCTCTTGCTTTCTTTGCTGCTTCAGTGTTTGTCGGTATCGCATACATTATTGTATTCGGATGAAACGTTAGATATGGTTTACCTTTTATCTTCTTTGTTTTTAAATCACCAGGTCCAAACAAAAAGTCACCTTGAATAACACCTTTGATACCAACGTCAGGTAAATATTTAAGTGCCGCTTTTAATTTTGTATTGAGATCACCAGAAGTATCGTCATCAATATCAGAGTTACTCTTGTATACTTTTGGAGATTTGTTAAATATCCCCTTCTTAGCAACAAAAAATTTACCATCACGAGGATCAGTACCACAAAATACAGCTGGTGCACCGTCCCATTTAACACTGACATTTCCATCTTTGACACCTCCTAACATATCTCTAAGAGAACGTAAAGCAAGTATTGCCTGTCTTGTACCATCGACACCACCATAGAGGACTTTATCCTCAATATGAGTCATATGAGTGTTTTTTTGTTCCGTAATAAATTCTTTAAAGTTCATTTAATTTTACTTCAATGATATAATTGGTTTGATTACACCTTGAGTTACAACTTGTATTTGACATTTTAGAGGATTAACTTTTTGTATTGATATAATCGTTCCACCGCTTGCAGATAAAACTTTTTGTTTTCCAGCGTCAGGAAATTCTTTATCTATTTTGCTGCTTGAATTATTTGAAATGAATATTACTTGTTTGTTTCCAAAATAATCCCTACATTCTTTTTGAAACTCTTTATCTAATTTTGCCATTTTTTGCGGATCTCTTTCTCTCATAACCATTATACCAGACTTACCAGGTATTTCTTCCTTACCTTTACCAGTAGTTTTTATTCCATATTCATCTTTCATTTTCATAAGTTCAGTAATAATTCTTTTATAATCAACACCAGCACCAAGCTTAAATCCACTTACATGTGTCTTCTGTGAATTAACCAAAGCAGCTTTTATTTCATAAGGAGTGGATCCTACTGTCATGTCTATACCACCTGAAGTTCCACCACCTAAATAACCATCATCAAGTAAGAAATAAAGTGTTGCTTCACCAGGACCAACACCTTTTAAGTTGTAATTATGCAACTTGTTATACATTGAAGGATATTTAGATTTTAATGGCTCTATCAAAGCATTTAATTTTTTTACTGTAGGCTGACCTTTAATTGTTTTAGATAAATCAAATTTTGGAAAATAATGTTTTTTTATCAGGTATTGTATTTCGTTTTTAAACTCAAGATTTGTAAAGTTGTTAGGTGATAAGTTAAAAGAGATAACTCTTTCTGCTTTGCTTATAAATTCAGTATTTAAATCTGCTACATTCACAGCTGCCATCTCCTGTATAAAAGTTTTAAATCTTCTCATAACTTTTTCCTCTAGTTATATTATACACTATTTATACAAGTTTGTACATTAAAAAAAGCACCCGAAGGTGCTTTTAATCGTGTATATTTTCGCAGAAATTTTTTATCTCTGGAAAGACACCTATTCTACAATTACCTTTATAGTATTCAATAGGAAAACCGATGAATGCTATAAGAAATATTATTATAAAAATAATAGAAACCGCGCGTTCCTTAAGGAACGACCAAAATTTATTAACGACCACGTTTTTTAAACGTCATACTTTTGTTAAATCTTTTCTTATGAGAAGAATTTTTCTTTCTTCTATCATGTTCACGGTTACGAGGATCATACATCTCGTAACCACGAATACCATTATCCTTTGCCCATGCAGCAATCATTTCTGGTTTATGTTTACTTGAACTCATTTTTTAAACCTCACAGTGTAGCTCTTACCATCATAATTAAATGTAATTATTGAATGAGAGTAAATTGTTTCCATTGACTCTTTATATCTTGTTAAGTTTCTACATACAAGTTCTGTACCATCTTTTGCCGTACTATTTTGATGACCTAATATGCCACCAATTATCGCACCTGCTGTTCCACCGTCAGGCATGTTCTTAGTAACGTTGTTACCTATGATGCCACCTATGATAGCACCCATAACAGCATCACCAGTCTTATCACCTGATACTTTTCTTTCAGAACAAACTTCGACATTATATGGTGTTCTTTTGATTACTGTCTTTTCGTAATCTTGAATATCAATATTATATGGTTGAGTGGCAAATGCACTCTTACCAGTTATAAAGCCACCGACAAACGCTAGCGACCATATAACAATTGTAGCTTTTACAAAAGTTTTCATTTCTTTAACTTCCATAATACATACTCTTCACCATTTGCTTTCATAGTGATGGCAGGAACTCCAGATGGTTTTGTCTTACCAATGTATTCCCATTTATAGCCGTCTTTCATTTGAGCGTTGGCCGTTTCTCTAAACTCTTGAGTGTCAATGCTGAACATACCAAGAACTAATGCTACTATTCCCATATTTATCTCCTTCCCTGGGTTAGAAGGTAGCTTACGCTACCTCCGCAAATTCTAATGCTGTCTTAAGAGCATCTCTTTTTCTGATTTGGTTACCACCAAACCATGAAGAGTATAACCTGTTATCAGGATTTCTACCCTGTAAGTGATCTGTCACATAAGTAACAGAATTAAAAGCCTGCCACCAAGAGCCTTCGGCATACTTAGCACCGGGCTGAAGCTCGATAGCATCAAATGCAGCCTTTGCATTCTTTGAAAGAGTCTCTACTGATAACTCTTGATTTTGAACACGCTTGTCAGCGGTTCTTGGAAAGACTGTATTGTAATACTCTATAAGATTATCTATATTATATCTCTTAGAACCAAGAAACTCAGCCATTTCTTTGTACTGACTTAACTTAGCAGAAGCGATACCAAGAGCCTTCTTAACTTCGTCGGCATTGAACTCTGTTCTGTGACCGACTTTGACGGATCTTTCAGCTTTTGCTTCAAGAGATAATGATAAAGTATTGTTACATACCACTCTAATTGGAGTAAACCTCACATCGATAGAGAAACCGTACTTATGCGGATTCGAAAAGAGCAAGTATGACTCGACGGTGTCACCACCAAACAAATCAAAAGACTCTTTAACTTTCGCTAAAGCCCATACGAGCTGACCACCCTTGAGTGAACCTGCTGTATGCATTTCCATATCGCCTTTTAAGACGTACTCGCTGAAGAAGTTGAATGCATCTTCGTTTTGGACAGGATTCCAGACCTGACCGATGTTAGTAAGAACTTTATTATCAGAACTTCTGACTAAAGCCTTCATACCCGTAGGAATTTTTTTGTCGCCTACAGTGACGTATGAATCAATCTGCTCGACTGTCCAGTCTAAGCCAGCTTTCTTCATCATTTGATTCGGTGTAAGATCGTTACTGACCGGTACACCAAGGCCGTGCCAAGGAACTTCCCCTGCGTAAGCCATTGTTTCAACGTTATGAGCCATATTTACCTTCCTTTCTTTATGCTAAAATAATATAGGCTAAAAATAATTCTGCAAACAGAATAACAGAACAAATAAAATATAAAAGTGATTTAAGCATCTTGCGCCTCCGCTCTTTTAGCGTCTCTTTCGTCCTGCTTACGAACGAAATCGTTGCCAGCCACACACTGCTTGGTTGTAAGGAAACCAGTCTTTTCGAAAAAAGACAAGAGGTTGGAAGCGAACTCGCTCCAATGCTTACGCTTATTTAAGCCATACACGAGCCTCCTGTTAACAGGACACTTCATGAACCTGTCCATCTTAGCGAGTCTGCTTTGTGGAAACCTTCTGATTTTTTCCTGTCTGAGGAACATTGCTTGATCGATATTCATAATTTAAACTCCCTTTTCAATCTTATAATAATATTATACACTAGTTTCTCTCAAATGTAAACAAAAAAATACACTTATTTGAAAAAATAAACATAACATGTTAACTAACGTGAAACCCTTTAGTCTTGATTGACCAAAAATGATGTGGCGTGGCATGAGCACGACCGTAGTGAATCTTTCTGAGCGTCCTGAACATGCTTCGAGCTTCTTTCAGAGTCTCGAACTCGAAGATCTCCATAAGTTCATCGTTCTTAAAAGTTCTAATTTCGTACATAATATAACTCCCTTTTTTGATTATA